CGCGGGCACAAGCTCCTGCCGGAGAAGCTAGGCGGCTGGCAGTACCAGGCGCTACTGGGCGAGCAGACCTATCAGACGCTGGTGCCGGGCGCGCCCACGCTGCTGCTGCACTTGAACGCGGTCGCCGGCAATATCCCGTGTAGCCTGCTCTTGCACATGGACCCGGTGACCCTCACCTGGCCGGTGGCGATCTTGCTGCACATGGATGGCACCAACGGCTCGACGAGCTTCCCGGATTCAGGGCCCAACAATCTCACGGTGACGGCGAATGGCACGGCGCAGGTGACGACCTCGAGCCCCGAATTCGGCACGGGCGCGCTCATAACCCCTCTGGCGACCGACAGCATCTCGGTGCCATGCCCGGCTTCCGGACCACTTGATCTGACCTCGGGCGATTTCACCATCGAATTTTGGTACTGGCCGACCAGTGTCAGCAGTGTCAACTGCGAGATCTTCGAGATCGGCATGGGCCCGTCGTATTTGGATGGCGGAATCATGCTCTATCAGACGGGCAGCCCAGACAGCAGCCAGTTGGACTTCCAGCTCCAAGTAGTCCCCACCGGATTGATCAGCGGGTCCTCACCTGGTGGTTCCCTGATCGCCAATGCCTGGAATGCGATCGCCTTTTGCCGGCAGGGCAATCGGTTCTACATGTTCGTCAATGGCGTCGGGAGTGCGTTGGGCGCCCCGACATCGAGTCCGCTGCTCTGGGGCGGGGGTACCATGAAACTCGGCCACGGCCTGTGGACGAATACACTGGCCGGCAACAAATTCGATGACTTGCGTATTACGAAGGGCGTCGCGCTCTATACCGCGAACTACACGCCGAGCGGTCCCCTGACCTCGCCGGCGACGCAGCCCAACATTTTGGAGTTCATCGATTCCTCGGTGAACAACTACACCATGACGCCGACGACCGCGGTGGTCTCGACCTCGAACCCGAAGTTCGGCGCCGGCGAGGGCTCCTTCCCGGGCGGCGGCGGAACTTCGTCCGAGCTCACGACCCCGGCGATTGTCGCGGGCGGTCCGCTCGATCTCTTCGGACCCACGGGCGGGGATTTCACCATCGAAGGCTGGTTCATGGCCCCGGCGTTTGGCGCAGTCTTCACCATCGTCGACTACGGCAACATGAACGGCGGGTCGCCCGGTGTCGTCATCTCCGTGCCGAACAGCACCGATATCCAGATCTCGACCAATGTGAGCGGCTGGTCCGGCTTCTCGAATACGGTGGCCACGCTGTTGGCCAATACCTGGTACGCCTTCGCTCTGGTGCGCCACGGCGCGGTGGCGACTTTTTATTTGAACGGCACGGCGCTCGGCACGACGGCCACCAACTGGGGCACCAATAGCCCGACCTCGCCCACGGGAGTGCTGTTCGGTGGCGCGCCCTCCGTGACTTTCGCGCCCTTCAACTTGGACGAAGTGCGGGTCTCGAAGGCCGCGGTTTACACCTCGAACTACGCGCCGGCCGGGCCGCTGTCGCCCAACATCGGCGGCTCGACCTTGGTGCCGAGCGATGCGTCCTTCTACAACTGGCCGATGACGGCGAGCTCGACCGCGACCTCGGACAGCGCGACGCCGAAGTTCGGCAACGGCGCGCTGCAGTCGGACGGGGCTACCGCGGAAGTCTCGACGCCGGTGACGGTGGGCACGCCCTTGGACTTGTCGCAGACCGACTTCACCTTGGAGTTCTGGATCTACCCGACCTCGGCGGTCCTGGGCCTGCTGTTCGACGCTTCGAACGGTGACACCGCCGGCTTCTACCTCGAGTACACGGCGGCGGGCACGGTCAAAGCCTTCATCTGGACCGGATCCAGTTACGGCAACATCACCAGCGGCGCGGTTGCGCTCAACACTTGGACCGATGTCGCGCTGGTCCGGCAGGGCGGGACCTTCACCCTCTACATCGGGGGAGTCTCGGCCGGAACGCTCTCCTACGCGGGCAACATCGGCCCGGCCGGTGGCAGCATGGCGGTGGCGGGCGGCTGGACCACGTCCTTCGCCGGCGCGATCGACGAGGTACGATTGACGCGCCTGGCGCTCTATACGACCACCTACACGCCGGCCACGGCCGAAAATACCCTGGGCCTGCCCAACACCACGGGGAGTTCGACGCCGCCCTCCGGCTTCTCCTCGTCTATCTATGCGGGTCTCGCTCGAGATCTCCATGATTGGAGCTCGCTCGATGGCCAGTACTGGATTGCCATCGGCACAAACTTAAAGCTCTACGTCGTCAACCAGGGGACGCTCTACGACATCACGCCGCAGAGGAAGACCTCGAACGTCGTCAATGCGCTCACCACGTTCGCGAACTCGAACATCGTCAGCATCGTGGACCCAGGACATCAGGCGAACAGCGGGGATTTCATCGACATCATCGGTGCCTCCCCGGTCGGCGGCCTGCAACTACTCGGTAGCTATGAGCTCTCGGTTATCGACCCCAACACCTACACCATCTTCGCGGCGTCGCCGGCGGTCTCGAGCGCGACTGGCGGCGGCAATTTCTCGATTGCCTATGAGATCACCACGGGCCTGCCGGCGAATGGCCAGCTCTTGGGCTACGGCACGGGGTTGTATGGCGCCGGCACCTACGGCACGGCGCGCGCCATCGGTACTGGAGTGTTCGCGCGCATGCGCACTTGGTCGCTCGACAACTATGGCCAGGACCTGATCGCCTCGCAGTCGGATGGCGAGATCTACTGGTGGCAGCGGAACACGGGACCTAACAGCCGGGCCGGGATCATCCCCTTGGCGCCGACCGGGTGCCAGCGCGTCATTGTCGACGCCCAGCAGCGGGTGATCATCGCCTTGGGCTGCACCGATGTGACCTCGGCCTTCGATCCGCTCCTCGTGCGCTGGTGCTCGTTCGACGACATCACCGACTGGGTACCGACCGACATCAACACCGCCGGCGATGACCTCCTGACCGCGGGCTCGCGGATCGTCACGGGCCTGAAGACCAAGGGCCAGAACCTGATCTGGACCGACACCACGCTCTACCGCATGGTGTTCGTGGGTGAGCCGGACGAGTACGACTTCATCCCCGCGGGTGGCGTGACCATCGTGGGGCCGAACGCTGCAGTCGACGTCGACGGCGTCGCCTACTTCTGGGGCTTCGACAATTTCTACAACTACTCAGGCACGCTGAATCTGCAAGCCTGCGATGTCTGGGAGACGGTGTTCGACCCCAGTTACGTCGACAGCACCGGCTTCCATACGGCTTTGAACCGTGCACAGTCCGAAGGCGTCGTCTGCTACACCTACGAACCCAAGACCGAGATCACCTGGCTCTACCAGTCGATCGACGGCGCCTTTACCGTGACCTTCAACGGCATCCTCCAGCAGTGGGCGACCTCCGGCAGCCTCACCACGGCGTGGACCGGGCGCACGGGGTACTACGAACTGCAGTTCTCGGACCAGGAGTCGCGGCCGGTGCTTTTGACCAATGGTCAGACGAACGCCACCTGGAACTTGCCGCTGGTGAGCCCCATCGCGGCGGGTACCGCGCTCTTCATCGGCAATGACCGCTATGTGACCTTCAACTGGGAAGACGGCACCTGGTTCTACGGGTACTGGCAGCGCACCTGCGCGGCGGGACGCGCGCCGGCCATGAACGGCTATCCCTACGGGGTGAATGCTGGGTATCTCTACCAGCACGAGGTCGGCATCGATGCGGTCGAAGCGTTTGGCACGCAAGCGATCGGCTTCTTCATGAAGTCCTTAGACATCACGGTCGGCGGCGCCAAAAGCGAGTACACCATGGGCGGGTCGGATGCGCGCTTCGCCATCGGCGGCTCGGACAGTCATTTGCTGATTCGCTCGATGCTGCCGGACTGGGCCTACATGACCGGCTCCATGAACCTGACGCTCCTGACCAAGGACCGGCCGCAGGATCAGACCTACGTCCAGGAGGGCCCGGTGCTGTTCACCGAAACCACGGGGCAGATCGACATCGACGCGCACGGCAGCCAGGTGGTCATCCAATTGGACAACTACACGGGCCCGGGCGGCGCGCCCTCCTTGGGTTCGAGTTTCAGGATGGGAATTTGGCAGGGCTTGGCGACGCCCTACGCGAAGCGGTAGCCCATGCCAGGCAAGAAGGTCGGCAACCTCGACATCCAGTTCGGCGACGCCTGGGACAAGGTCAAAGGCAACCAGCTCGTCCAGTCGCTGCAGCAAGTCATCGGCGCGGTCAACCTGCTCGCCAATCAGACCTCGAGCACGACGCCGGTCGGCGTCGCCGTCCACGAGCTCGCGGACCAGACCGGCTTAGGGCCTGATCACACCGTCGCCGGCCTCCAGGCAGGCCAGGTGCTCATTGCCGAATCGCCGACGACTGCACATTTCGGCTTCCTAACCTTCGCGCAGATCGCCGATACCGACCCCGGTACCTTCGCCGCTCCCGTCAATGGCGATGTGATCACGTTCGTCAACGGCTATTGGTCGGCGGAGCCGCTCGCCACGGGGCTGGGGTTGAGCAATCCTGGGAACGATGCGCTGATCATGTGGGATCCGCTCGCGAATGGCGGCGCCGGTGGCCTGCGGTGGGCGATCGCCGGCAACGGCATCACGCTCATGAGCGGCAGCATCGCGGTCAACGACCATCAGTTGAACCACAGCAATCTCTTGAACCTGCTGGCCGACGACCATCCGCAGTACGCTCTGGTCGGTGCCCCCAACACCTTCAGCGGGCTGCAGACCTTCTCTTCTGGCCTGGTGTCCGGCAGCGATATCGACTTGACCGGCAACCTCGAGCAATTCGGGCCGGAAGGCGTTGAGGACCGGATCCAGAACGTCAACGACATCACGGACGAGGGGACGTGGCGGTTGCACGTGGAACCGGGCCAGGAGATGTGGGCCTCGGTCGCGGATCCCGACCCGGGCTATACGATCGGCTCGGACGGTGAGAATTGGCTCTACGTGCAGCGCATCGCCGAAGTCGTCGACACGGTGGGGATCTCGGCCAATAACTTCACCTACAACGGCCTGGACGTGATGGTGGCGTATCCGCTCGGCGGCTCGAGCAATCCGTACCTGCAGGTCATGGCCGGCGGCCAACTCTATGAACTGCAACTGGCGTCCGCAGTGGGGACCGGCGGCGGATCGCTGAGCGTCACCGATGGCACGCATACGGTGGCCGGCACGACCAGCCTGACCTTCTCCGGGGCGACGGTAAGTGGCAGCACGCCTAACGCCACGGTCACGATCGCAGCGGCCTCGCCGGCGCTGCCCGGCACCATCCCCGACCTCATGCTCTGGTGGGAGTCGGACGACATCCTAGGCGCTGCGGGCACCGCAATTTCGCGTATGCGTGAGCGAACCCCCTGGATAGGCGGGTTGGCATTTGCTGCGTCGAGCGGCGACGGGGCTGGGGTGGTAATTGATTCCAACAAAATCAATGGACTCGTTGCTCTGAAATGGCCGGGAACGCTTGCTGGGCGCTACGCTATTCCCGCTCCAGTGAGTGCCACCAACAGTATCGGCTCTGGGGGCTTTTGGTTTAGCGGGAATGCTGGCACTTTCTTCATCGTAGCCAATCCGAATACAAGCGCGGCCACGCAAGCGATTACTGGCGGTAATACCGGGGCGCTATCTCTGTATTTGGTGTCCGTCGGGGGGACGGCAAAAATTGGTCTCGTAAAGACAGGCGCTGCAGTGATTGGTTCATCTTCTACCGCGTGGGTGTCTGGCACGCCATTTCAGGCCAACGTCACCTACAACGCGACCTCGGGCGCCTACGTCTTCCGGCAGGGTCGTGCGGCCGCCGGCAGCGGGACAGGGACGACCGGGGCAGGCAATACTTCAGGCGAATACACCGATTTGATCGGTGCTGATGTTAGCAACAGCAGCCCGCTCAATGGATCGATCGCGGCACTCATCGTGTACAACCGGATCCTGACCAACACCGAGATCACCAACGTCGAGAACTACCTCAACGCCAAGTGGGGCGTGTAATATCGCGCCCATGCGATACGACCTCACCCTCGCCTTGAAAGACCTGGCTGGCGTCCAGATCACGGATGCCCAGGACGTTGCCGGCTACACGCTGCGAACCGCTTTGGTACGCACCGCGCTTTTCGTCGATCGCGGCAAACTGCCGTCGGCGGTCGATAAGCTCACGGCCTATGCGCTGGCCAAGCGCATCGCCCAGGCCAATCACTACATCGACCTGTCCGCTGAGGAAGTCGTATTCCTGAAGGAACAGGCGGGTGCCATGTGGTCGCCGCTGGTGCTGGGCCAGGTATGGGAGCTACTTGAGACGCCGGTCACGCTGCAGGTCGCGCGTGAATCGATGGCCGCCGAAGTCCTCAATCGGGGGTTCGACAAGCCCGCCACTGGCATTCCCTCGAACTAGCCCGCGCCCGTAAGCTCCTCCCGTCCGCGCTGCCCATCAGCGTGATGTGGAGACCTCCTTGGTCAAGTTCATGGTCTTGAGTGCGCCTCGCTCCGCAAGCACCTGGGCGGCCAATTGGCTCACGACCGAGCATTCGCTCTGCCTGCACGACCCCGTCTTCGAACACCGTCCCGAGCTCTTGGACCAGATCCACGTCGGGCGCATGCTCGGCATCTCCTGCACGGCCTTAGGTCTCCTGCCGGCGTTCGTCAACACGCATCCAGCCCGCAAGGTGATCGTGCACCGTGACTTGGACGACGTGAACCGCTCGCTGGTCACGCTGGGTCTGACCCCGCTGGGCTCGCTCTGGCGCGGCGCGCTCGAGCGCCTCGAGGGCATGCACGTGCAGTATGAGGACCTGTTCAACGCGGTCACGGCGCGGCCGATCTATGAGCACCTGGTGCAGCGGAACTTCGACGAGCACCGCCATGCGCAGCTCTGCGAGATGCACGTCGAGCCTTGCTTCGATAAAGTCCGGATAGACCCCGTCCGTGTACGGGACTTCCGCAAACGACTCATCGAGGCATGTGCATGAACGCCAGACTCAAAGTCAGCGTCACCAAGATTCAGCGCCCTATCCGCATCCTGCACCGCAATGTGGTGGTGGCCCCATTGATCCAGCAGTTGGATGCTGCGCCTGAGCTCTGGGACCAGAACGTGTTCCGTACCGAGGGCAGTTACGGCGGCAACCCGCACCAGAAGATCTCCGACATCATCTGCCGCTTCCGTGATTGGAAGGACTGGACGGGCGATCGCGCGGCCTTCAACGGCGAGCATGAATCGGTGTGGTGGGGCGCGTACGACAAACTACCGTACCTGCAACCGCTGGTGTTCGATCTCATGCGCATGTTCTACGCCGAGCGGTTAGGCATGGTGCTGATTACGCGCATACCGCCCAAGTGCAGCGTCGGCAAGCACATCGACAAGGGCTGGCACGCCGAGCATTACCTCAAATTCGGCGTCCAGATCAAGGCGGCCAAGGGCCAGAAGTTCTGTTACGAGGGCTACAAACTCGAGACCAAGCCCGGCGATCTCTTCGCCTTCGATAACTCGAAGACGCACTGGGTCGAGAACCCGACGAACGAGGAGCGGATCACGCTCATCATCTGCATGCGACTGCAGCAGCCGGTGTGCTACGACTATCACTATGCGGGCGCCGCGCCGCCTGCCGAGGCAGGGTAACAATGCCAGCCGGATGGGTCTCAGCAGGTATCGCGGCGATCGACGCGGGCGAGAGCATCGCCAGCAACCAGTCGGCCGCATCGGCGGCCAAGAAGAACAACGCCGGCGCGGCGCAGTTGGCGGGCGCGCAAGGCAGCATGTTGAACCAGGCGGAGAACGTCGCCCAACAGCCGTTCACGCCCTACACCGGCACGATGACCGCGCCCATGTCCGGCAATCAGCAGCAGGCATACAGCCTGGCGTCCTCGACCGCGACCAATGGCATCGCCCAGGGCGACAACCAGCAAGCGACCGGGCTCATCAGTCAGGTGGCGAATAACGGTTGGAACGCCGATACGGCCTCCAAGTACATGAGTCCCTATACGGCCGCGGTCACTGATGCGTCGGTCGCGGCCTCGAACAAGCAGTATCTGCAAAGCTTGGCTGGCATCCAGAGCGGTGCGGCGGGGTCGGGATCATTCGGCAATAGTCGCGAGGCCATCCAAGAGGGCCAGCTCGCGGCCGATCAGAACTTGAACGTGGGGCAGTTGACGGCGACCGGCAACGCCAACGCCTACGACAAGGCGATCTCGACCTGGCAGTCGGACAACCAGCAGAAGTTGGCGGCGGCCAGTGCCTACGAACAGGCGGGGATGGACGTCACCAACATGACCTCCTCGCAGATCAGCGATCTCATGAAGACGGGCGGTGTCGCCCAGGTGATCGCCCAGACCGACCTCTCGAATCAGTACGCGCAGTTCATGCGTCAGCAGAACTGGAGCGCGCAGCAGTTGGGCTCGCTGATCTCTGCGGTCGGCAGTGCCAAGGGCAGTCCCGCGCAGACGCCGGCCATTCAGTCGAACACGGCGAATCAGTTGCTGGGGTTGGGTTCCACGGTTGCCGGCCTCTTCGGTGGCGGCTCCTCGAGCGGCTCGGGTGCGCCGCCGATGGGGTCTTCTGGCGCGGGGATGTACGATTCGGGTGCGACCACGGGTTCGAACAGTCTCTCCAACATCACGGTCGACCCGGGTCAAGCGCCCACCATGCCATCGATCGAGGGGGGCTAGGCCATGGCCGCCGGCACCATCGCTCCCGATCCGGACCTCTCCGACGTCCAGCAGCCGTCGATGCCGCCCATTCAGGGTGGCCAGCCGCCGGGTCCCGCCGCCTCCCCGTCGCAGCCAGCCGCACCCGGCGCCGGCGCGGCTCCCCCGCTGTCACAGCCGCAGCCGGGCCGCACCATCCAGCAGGGCACGGGCAAGGGCGAGATCGCCACTCCAGACGTCAAGCCCGAGTACGACCCCAAGAAGCTCGCCAAGGCCCAGACCACGTTGGACCTCTTGAATGCCATGAAGCCGCAGTCGCGCACCGACTACATGGATTGGTGGCAGAAGCAGCACGGCGACATCGACGAGAAGTACGACAACATGAAGTCCCAGATGGGCGCTCGCCCGTCGGACGATGAACCGCAGACCAAGAAGGAGAAGTTCGCGGCGCTGCTCGAATTCGGCCTGCACCTCATGAAAGCCTCCGCGCCGGCGACGACCAACCAGGGCGCGGTGCTCGCGGGCGTCATGTCCGATCAGCACGACGCCAACCAGGGACAGATTGCGGACAAGCAGAAGGCGTATGACACGCAGGCGCAGGGTATCGAGACCGCGCGCGCGAAAGAACAGGCCGGGATCGGTACGCCGGCCGCCGCGATGGCCGCTCAGGAGAAGCGCAATCTCGATGAGACGACCGAGACCAAGAACGTGGCCGGCGCCTTCAAGGACATCGCTGGCGCCACGGCCACCAAATCCGCCGGGATGGGCGCCGCCACCTACGCGGTCGGGCCCGGTGGCGTCATTCACACGCTGGTGCGTGATGAGGACGGCCATGCGCACGCGGAGCCCGTGACCGGCATCGACGGCAAGCCCTTCCAGGGACGAGTACTCGGCAAGGAAGCCGGTTCCGGGATCGACAAGTCGAACCAGGACCCCGCCGCGGTGCGCACCCACAAGTACCTGACCAATGTGCTCGGCATGGACCAGGACACGGCCGCCAAGATTGCGTTCAAGCCCAAGACCGGCAGTGTCAACGCGGACCATGCGGCGATCTATAAGTCGGTGATGCAGGCGACGATGGGCGATGATGAGAAGGCGAAGCGCGTCGCCGACCAGTACATCTTGGATCAGTACGGCGCCGGCGCGGTCACCAAAGCGAACGCGCCCATTGTGCAGCCGGGCAACAAGCCACCGCCCCAGGCTCTGCAGGGCTTGAAGCCGGGCATGGTTCGCGACTTCGGCGCGCAGGGGAAGTGGACCATCGGCATCGATGGCCAGCCCACTCAGGTGAGCAGCGGCCCGCTGACGAGGCAGTAACGTGGGCGCCGGCTGGATTGCTCAGGGTGCCGATACTCAAGCGCCGGCCGCGACCCCCGCGCAAGACCCGTGGAAGCCGGTCGGACCCGATACCGCATCGGTCCCGGCGCTCGTCCGGCCGCATCAGGATCCGGCTGCACATCCGGTCGATAACTCCATCGGCCTCCTCCAGCGCAGCAAGGAACTGCTGTTCGGCCACGAACCCGCGAGCCCCTCGGATACCGACCAGCGCTATGTGACCGGCATCCTGCCGTCCTTGCGCCAATCGGTGGGCGAGGAGGCGGACCGGTTCACGTCGGGGCCTGACGTCTCGACGCTGGCCACGGCCTATCCGCACCTGGTCGGTGCTGAGTTCGGCAAGCTCAAGGCCGGGTATCAGGAGACGACGGGTGCGGCGCAGGTGCAGAGCGCCGAGCGGCAGGCGGCGGCCCTCAATGTCCTGCCCCAGGTCGCGGCCCGGATGGGCGCGGACAAGGGCATCGTCCCCTCCGATCAGCTCGCCAAGGATCCGCTGGTGCAGAAGACGGCGCGGTCCTTGGGGATCTCACCGCAGGAGTTCGCCGGTGACTGGAGTGCGATATCGGGATTGTCTCCGGAGCAGCAGGCGGACAACGCGGCGCGCGCGCAGGCGACGCTCGAGGCGGGCCGCGACAATGTGACCGCCGGCCGCGGGACTCGCAACCAAGCCTGGGCCGATGAGCGCGTCTGGCAGCCCTCAGACCTCAAGAACGGCAAGCTCGACCCGTGGAGCGCCAAGGGCATCGCCTTCAACGCCGCGCTCGCCATCCCCGATCTCGCGGCCGTGACGGGCGCAACGGTCGCCGGGACTGCCGTCGGCGGTCCGGGTGTCGGCATGGGCGCCGGTGCTGCGACGGCGACGGCACTCTTTGCGCCGGCGCAACGCGAGGACGCCAAGAACAAGATCGATGACCAGGTGAGTCGCATCCTCGAGAAGGCGGACCAGTTAGATGACGCCGCGCCGATCGGCGGCAAGCGCGGCTTGAACCCGGTCACGAATGATCTCCGGCAGCAAGCGGCTGACCTGGCGGCGAGCTCGGACAAGATCGCCAACACCGCCGGCTTCCTCTATGCGGTGGGCGATGCGGCGGGCGCCATCCCCGTCTCGGCGGTCCTTTCCCGCTCGCCGGCCGGCAAGGCGGTGCTCGACCGCATCGTGGGCGCCGCGGTGGGCCAGACTGCCGGTGGGCGGATTGCGGGCACCATGGTCGCGAACGGCGCCGGTGGCATGTTGCAGGCGTCGATTCAGAAGGCGGTCGATACCGGCATCGTCCACGAGCAGACGACGCTCTCGGATGCGCTCAAAGACATTGCCTACACGGGCGTCACGTCCGCAATAACGGCCGCGCCGATCGCGATCGCGCATGACGCCATGGGGGCGCCGGAGCGCGCTCGAGCAGCGCAGGCGCGGCGGGACCTGGACGCCGATGAGCTCCTGAACCGCGTCAAGGCGGCATCGGATGCCATGGGCGGCCCGCAGATGAAGCCAGGGCAAACCTATCCCGGCTACGAATGGAACGAGGACACGCATCGCTATGAACCGACATCTCCTGGCGCTGGCGGCGCTCCTCGCGGCACTCCCCGAATTGGAGGAGGCCCGGGAGCCGCCGCGCCGGGGGCTGCGCCTGGACCTGGAGGAACTGGTCCTGCCGGCGGAGGCGCCGCTGCCGCCGGTGCCGAGGCGCCAACCGGCGCCGCGGGTGCTCGGGCCACGTATCAAGCCAAGGTCGACGCACTCAATACCGCGGCGGCCGCGGCCGAGAAGCGGTCGGATGTAACCCTCGAGCCCGAGGAAGAAGGCTGGTCGGTCCATGTGAAAGGCCAGCCGGTTGCCCAGTTCGATACCGTCGAAGCGGCACGCCAGGCGATGGCGCAGGCGCGCAAGGTCGTGGGTACGAAACCCGCCGCAAGTGAGACGGAAACGCCTCCCAGTGCAACAAAAGCTCCCTCAGGTGAAACGAAACAGGGTAAACCTGCAACTTTTAAGGACATTACTGAAACGGGCGAGCGGGCGCCTGAGACCGAGCTCGAGCGCACGCAGCCTGTTGCCCAGGTCGAACGCCGCTCCGCCACGGGCCTGCGCCAGCGCGTCGACCAGATGACGCCGGAGCAGATGAAGGCCGCGCTCCTCACGCACGAGCTGACCGGGATCCCCAACCGCCGGGCCTATGAGGACTCGGCCAAGAAGCCGTCGCAGGTGTCGGTCGACGTGGACTCACTCAAGTGGATCAACGACAACGCGAGCCACGAGGGCGGCGACCAGTTGCTCAAGACCGTGGCGCAGGCGCTGCACGAGGAGTCAGGCGGCAATGCCTATCATATTTCGGGGGACGAATTCGTCGTCCAAGGCGACGATCATGCGGCCGCAGAGGCGGCCATGGCTCGAGCGAAGGCGCGTCTCGATGGTGCAACACTCACGTTTGCGCATCCGGACGGCCGCACCATTGAACTCAAAGGGGTAGGACTCTCCCATGGCACAGGCACCACACTCGAAGAAGCCGAAGGCAACCTCAACGCCGCCAAGCAAGGACGGCAAGCCGAAGGCGTCCGTGCTGCCCGCGGAGAACAGCCTCCGAACGCGAGCATCCGGGCTCGTGAAGCAGGGCTTCCGGCTGGTGGGGGTGCGCCTGCCGCCGAAGTCCTCGGCCAAGAAGTAAAGCGCAAGCCGGACGTCCCCACCGGCCCGCAGGCGGCCGCCGGCAATTACTTCAAGCCGTCGGTCGAGTGGCACGGGCTGCCGATCAAGATTGAGAACACGAAGGGCCAGTACCGGCGGTTCGTCGATGCGCGGACCGGCAAGCCGGGCAAGCGCCTGATGCGCGCCGACTACGGGTATATTCCGGGGACCAAAGGTGCCGACGAAGACGGCATCGACATCATGATGGGCCCGCACGCGGACGCGGACAAAGCCTATGTGATCGACCAGTTGAACCCGAAGGGTGAGTTCGATGAGCACAAGGTCCAAGTTGGCGTACGTAATGAGGCGGAGGCTCGGGCTCAGTATCTATCCCACTACCCGAAAGACTGGAAAGGGTTGGGGGGCA